AAACTCTAATGTGTATTTTTTTTGATATATAGCCATATTTTATCCTCCTATTGATCCTTGAAATGTATTTGTTCTGTTAATTGCAGTTACTAAGTCATTACCGGCTAATCTAAATACTTGTTCTCCTCTTATTGAATCCATAAAATCTTCAAACGTTCCTCCACCGACACCCGTACCTCCGTTAGCACCACCACCGGTATTTCTAGATGATGGAGTCGTGCCACCCCCTCCTCTGCCACTAATAACAGCACTTGCTCCACCTAATATTGCAGCACCGGCAGCAAATACTCCGGCAGCTTTACCCGCACTTACACCTTGAGGTATTGTCATTCCTAATGTAGCTAAACCGGCAGCACCGAATCCCGTTGCAAGAATACCGTAATATAAGGCTTTTGCAGCTAAATCAGCAGCCATTGCACCTAATGCTTGTTTAGTTGCTAATCTAATAGCAGTACCAAAATCCCTACCTCCCGACAAAACATCTGAAACCGCACTACCAAACGCTTGAGAAAGTCCTTGAGTTAGTTGATTAGCTATTACACCCATACCGGCTTGAAAAGTAAAAAATGTTTCTGTAATCAACTTACCTTGTTCATCAAGTCTTGTTCTAATTAATTCAAATCCTTCAAGATTAAAATAACTATCCCATTGTATTGGGGGAGGTAATGGTATTAATTCAGAAACATCGGGAAGTTCTAATGCTAGAAGTTTTGAATCAAATGTTTTTCCAATTGGTTCAGCTAATCCACCATCCGATGCTCTTTCCGGTATGGTTTCTTCTTTTCCTCCAAATACGTCTTTAAATGTTGCTAACTTATCTCTTTCTTTAAATAATTTATTTTGACGTGCTAATTCATCATTTAATGCTTTTTGTGCGTTTGTTAATTGATCTGTTATTCCTAATATTCCATGTCTAGTACTTAACTGTAATTTTTCCTTTTCAATTTGACTCTCTATTATAACTCGATCTTCCGGTGTTTTCTCTAGTTTTTGAGTTAATCTTGTTATTTCTAATTGTCTTTCTTGATTTTGTAACCTTAATTTTTCGGCATTTTCTTGTAATCCGGCTAGTTTAGCATTACTCTTATATATTTCACTTTGTAATTCAAATGCTTTATTTAAATTTTCTACACGTTTAAGTAATTGTTCTGAGGATAATTTATTTTTATCTAATTGCCCCAAAAATTTAGGATATTTAGCAATAAGATTATCTAATATCGTTGTATAATTTCCACCTTCCCTTATCAATCTAGCTACTGAATTTGCTTGTAATAAAAATGATTCTTGTTGTTCTTCATTTAAATCAAGTAGTTTATTTTCGCTAGTAAATAATTTAGTTACATTGTTTGTTAATTTTATTAAAATACCTAGCATATCTGTAGCTGATGGTAAAAATTTTTCACCAATAGCAATTGCTAATGTTTTCATACTTGATTCTGCTATTGTAACTTGTTGAGCATATGTACCCATTGTTCTTTTAGCATCACCAACAATACCATTGTCAGACATTGCTCTCATTATAATAGATAAACGAGCAGTAGTTTTTGTCATCTCGTTCGTTTTTTGAACAGATGTATCTAAACCCATGTTAAATAATTCTTCTTGTAATGCAGCTTCTTTTAAGTTTATACCAAATTGATCTAAAACTTCCGGAGAACCCGCTAACGCTGCTAAAAATCTTTTTTGTGCATTTGCATCTTGTATTTGAAAGAATGATGCTAAATCTAAAGACAAGGATTGCATTTTCTGAGAATACTTTGCAGCCTCTCTACCGCCAAAACCTAATCCTTGAAAAAATGCTTGAAAAGATACTAATCCACTTTGTATGTCTGATTCTACTCTTCCTAAATCATTAGATAACATACTAGAGAAACTAGAAACCTCAGAACTCATGTTGGCAAAAACCCGTTTCATTCTAAGATCAGTTTTTTCGGCTTCTCCGGCAAATGTTACCATAGCCTTTACGGCTTGTACTGCCATTGCAGCAGACATTGTTGCTCCAAGTGTAGATGCTGCTTTACCTATACTTCCTAATGCATTTTTTACTTTTTTCGCCCCTTTTACAAATTGAGATGATTCTAGGGACGTTTTTAGCGTTAATTTTTCTTCAGCCATGTAGCAAATTTAATTAATATTAAATAGGTAATTTTATTGCTCTATTCTTAATCTTATTAACTTCTTCTTTTGTAGGTAATGGTGTTTTTTTCTTACCATCATAATCATGCGGTAGCCTAAACAAATCTTTTGGAGCGATTGTTTTCTTCCTACCCATAGCACAATTAGCTATCATTGTAGATTGATATCTTGTCCTATCCCAATGTTGATTGTGGTTGTGTATGTGTGCCTCTAGTAGCCTAATAAAATCTGCCCATGTCAATAACCAAAAAACGTCGGGTGATAAACCCAACGTTCCTATTCCTTGATCTAATATGTCATCGAATGTAGTTAATTTTTTTTACATCATCCTTTGTTGATTCAACAACATTTCTTGCCATACCATTATTAGAATCATTATCTAAAGTTTTAGAGCCAACCATTGTTTGCATTACCTTTTCTGTATCCTCACTAGATATGTCCATAACCCAATCGTAAAAATCATGTATGTCATAATCTATATTAGATGAGTTTTTCTCATCATAAGCTACACATCCGGAATACATTAACCAACATATTGCTTTGGCTTGTTTTCTGCCACCAAATGCCTCATCCATTTCAGCTAGTTCAATATCCATACCTTCACAAAATATTGCATAGGTATTCATATTAAATACTAATCCTCTTTTTTTACCACCTATATCTATGATACAAGTACCTCTGTGTTTGTTTTTTGCCATGAAATTTAAGTTTTATTTAAGTTTTATTTAACTTGGATATGCAATTGGACTTGCAGTTCCATAAGTTAATGCACCCGTTCCCGTTAAAGAACCACTATAACTTACCGGTTGTTCAGCTTCTGCACTTGATTCTAAAGAAGAAATTATACAGTCTCCATACCAATAAGTTGCATCTTTACCAAAAGCTACTTTGATTGTTGATCTATTAGTAAAGTAATCGTATAATGGCTTAAAATTGTTTGCAGATGCATCCGTATCTGTAGTTAAATCCATTAAAGCCTCAAAATCTATACTAAAACTTTTCATACCCGACATTACTTCTGTCCAAGCACTACTATCTTTGGTAGATATATCCGGAGTATCAGCAGAAATAGATAAACTAGCTGATTTAGCTAATCCTATAGGTATCCAAGCTGATGTTGGATTTGCTGATGCATCTATCTGAGGGATATATAAAGTTAATGAAGTTCCGTTAATTGCAGCCATATTGTTAATTTTAACTCAAAGATAAATAAAAAAATATATATAATTATGCTACCCCACTTGTTACGCTAAAATCAGCGTTATAAAACATTGCTCCCTCATTATCAGCCACCAATTCATAATTAGCTACATAGCATCTACCAACAAATACAGAATTTAAATTACTATCTAATATTTCAAATTTAACTTCTTCACCGGTAATAACTAAATTATCTAAAGTAGTTGTTGGATTTGGTTCAATTGCACCATCTTCCCAATCTACATTAAACAACTCCCAATAATAATCTGTTGTGTCCCAAGTTTGGGTTATCCCATCTACTACATATAATCCTTCAGAAGAAAAGTTTGCTGAACGAAAACTAGGCATACTTTCACTCCAACCGGTAACTGATTGGCTTCTAGTTATACCTTCCCAAGTTTCATCAAGTTGTTCCCAATTGAAGTTTGCAGATTCCCAATAGTAGCTTTCCTCAATTGCAGATATATCTGATAACTTGGTAGAGATGTCAATCGTGTCTCCACTAAACGAAAAACTGTGAGATTTTGAATATAAAAGTTTATCGTTATCAATATATAAGAGTAAGCTACTTCCATTCATTAACTATTGCTTATAACATCTGCATCAAAGAATAATGATTTGGTGTAATAATCAAATTGCCCATCATCATCATTTAAATACCTTTGTGTAGTTTGTTTAAATACAAACATTGTATCACTACCAAAATCAGAAGTAGCATTACGAGTTCTTATTAATTGTAATATTGAATTTGATATGTCATCACAATCATCTTGTCCTCCGAAGTTTAGTGGAAATTTGGTGTGAACTTGTATCTCTACTTCATGCACACCATAAAACCTATCTTTTAAACTATCATCAGCAAAATTAGATGATTGAACTACTATGTAAGGATAATCAGTAAGATCGGTTGGTTTAGCCACTACCGGAACGGCACTAGCATCATGTGTTACATTTCCATCTAGTAACCCATATATATACGCTCTTACATTCTTACTAGTATCATTCATATTCTTCTAATCCCTCAAGATATTTATCCCATAAAATCAAGAAACTTGGCTTTAATATGAGATGTTTTATATCCTCAACTTTAATTTTATCCTTAATTAAACTAAACTCATCTTCTTTGGCTAAGAACTCTTCCATATCCTTATTTAGAGGCTCTAGAATGTCTTCTTTTCCTTCATGTGGTGTAAGTACTCCTTTGTCATCTAAAGTGCCGTAAACCTCGTATAATTTAGTCCTAGCCTTATTGATTGATTCAACTTGCTCCTCAATCTTTTTTAATCCTTGTATTAGTTTATAGGTTAAATCTAAACCTACC